CTGCGTATAGGCACACCATGCCTATGTGAGTGTGGAATATATGAGTGTGCGTCCGTGAGTGTGGAAAAATATAATATAGTGGCATGATTAATACCACTATTCATATACTAAGGTGTATAAGTTAGTCAGTTAAAAACTCATTAACTTTCTTCTTACCGTTACCATGAGCAAGGAATGCCACAACCTGAGATCGATTGCTATAACTGCATAGTTTACAGTTACTACATGTTACTTTCTCATGTAATTGTGCTGGACATATTGTTACTTTATGCCCTGCTGGTGTATGTGTAGGACATTTCGACTGGTCGGAATTAACAACGCATACTGCTGGTAGTCCCTGAGCGATTGCATCATCTGCCTGTGCGAGTGATTCGCATGAAGCATTGACTGTAAATCCGTTCTTGTTTGCATACTTAATTGCCTCCTTATTGTGAGTATTAAGTTTATGATGTGTATATGTATAACCCTTTGCATTACTGGATTTGTTAGCTTCTACTAAGTCCTTAAGTAATGGTAAGGTTATCAATTCATCATCACCAAATCGGTCATAAGGTAAGTCACCAGCCTGATTATGTCGCCATAATTGATTAGGTTTTAAACTTCTTATGTAATTACATAAGTCAGTCCATGAACCGCCGCGCTCACCAGAGGTGACCTTATCCCAATGCATTTTTAAATGAAAGCCAGTCTTTGCGTAGCATCCCTGATACATTGGGCAAGTAGTTGGACATGTTGCCTGACTGCTTGTTGTGACTGGGATCTTGCCAACTTTTACGTTGGCTGATCGCTTAGTAATGTGGACGTTAGTCATAACTAAACAGCCACATTTTGAACAGCTAGTATAGCTGGTAACTCAAACTCTGAGTAACTATTACCTATAAGGTTATAGGTCATAGCACCAGTAGCTGGTCTATATCTATTCTCTTGAATAGCATTGTTGACTAAGGACTGAACCCAAAAGCCAAGGGACATATTGTCATTAATTAATAAATTAATTAACTTAGTACGCTTTACATTCTTGTAAATGTACTCATTACCGTTAGTAAATCTAACGATTGCACGACCTTGTAGGACGTTAATAGCAGCGAACTCGACGGCGTCGCTAAACCTACGGTTTACAATGGTGTAACCAAACATAATAATACTCCGAATTAAATTAACAATTTGGATAGTAAATATCCAAGTGCTGGCAACGGATTTGCACCGTTCATGAGTAGTCTGCTGGCTTGTATGTTGCTCGGATAATCCGCATAACCTACCAGCAGCACCACCATGCACTAGAGACCAGCTAGTGGGCTTACATAGTGAGTTTTTAAAACCTCAGTCTGGTACAACGTTTTGGTACTACTAATGCCACATAGTATCTAAGATACTAAGGTGTATCGATTAGCACTTGTATGAACTGCGGTGCAGGATGTTCTCTGCGGTGCATTTACCCAGATCCCTTGTTACGGGTCGCCAACTTATCAAGGTTGGTTCGAGCATCGGACTGTAGTGGCACCGTCCTTACAGGGCTTTACGCTCTGGTCTCGACTCTGGTTTGTTGTCTCGAAATCTGTTGAGAGGAGTTATAGTTTAGTTTATTTATCTCTCTCACCCTAAAGGGAGAGATCAATAAAGTAAACGTAAAATAACTCTCTCTGGTTTCATTATACCACGGTGTATCGGTTATCAACGGTGGACAGTTTGATTAGTTGCACAGTCAGTACCAAACTCAAGCCATGCCAATCGATCTCAGTTTGAGTCTAACGATACGGTAACAGATCGCGTGAGATCGAGACACGATTAAATCCGCGCGCGCATCACATGCCTGCGTTAATTGATCGCGCCTGCGCCCGCGTTAATTGATTCCCGCGCGTGTTTTCCCTGAAAAACCTAGTTATAGCAGGGATGTTCACCGGATCATAGATCCGCCGGACACTTTCCGACCCCCCTATGGGGGTTTTTCCGCGCCCTGTATACCCGTTATACGACTTCAGACATTTGCGCCAAAATCTAAGGCAAATTGCTTAAGACCAGCATCAGTTAACTCATGTTTAAACATATCGTCGAATACTTTTGGTGGCAAGGTACATATATCTGCCCCAGCTGCAAAAGCTAGACCAACTGTAAGATGATCTCGCACACTTGCTGCTAATATCTTTGTTTTAGAATTATGTTGACAAAATACATCAGCTATATCCCTAATTAAAGCAATACCGCATTGACCTATATCATCTAATCTTCCAATAAAAGGTGAAACATAAGTAGCATTAGCTAAAGAACAAAGAATTGCTTGCTCTACACTAAATACCAGGGTCATATTAGTCCTTATATTTAAAGAAGTAAGAATCTTACATGCTCTTATACCGTGAGGAGTACAAGGTAGCTTAATAGTTGCTTTTTGACCAAATTGACGGTTATAAATGATCCCATTAGCAATTAAGTCATCGGCTATATCACCTTTAACTTCAATACTTAAGTCATTTATCTCCGTATCCATCATCTTCTTATAGACAATATCAGGATCTTCTCCATTCTTTCTAATAAGAGTAGGGTTCGTAGTTACACCACTAATTACCTTAGTAATTAATCTGTCTTCTACGTCTATTACGTTAGCAGTATCTAAAAATATTCTCATTTAAACACTCCTGCTCTTACAAGTAAAAACATAGTGAGAATAGTCCAGAATAAGACTTCTAATCCAACGTTATTCATCTTCTACATCTCCGATTGACATTTCCCAACCGGTTTCTGTTTTTTTCATTTTAATTTCGGGTGGTGTAGTTACATGCTCATTTTCAGCTTTAAACTTACGTACAGCTACATCGACAGCATGAGCCGATTTAATCTTTATGTATCTATCTTCTATGCCAATCAAGTAACCAAGTATTAGCCAGTTGAGTGGTTTCCAAGGAGTCTTTAGACTCTTGTATAGCTTTCTAAATCTCTCCAGTTTAAGTTTAGGCATATATAGTGTTATTACTGATAGAGGTAGGTGGGAGTATGTGTTTTAAAGGAATATCTTTCACGGATATTTATTAAAAGGGGACCTAAGTCCCCCTTACAAGGGTCCACCCTTCCCCTGTATACGTAACGGTTCAGTCTAAAACCAAGTAGGGGCTGACTTTCCGTTAGTCTTACCTCTAGCTTGTTGTCTTTGTTGAACATCCATTCCCATTACTAGATGGTTGGTCATAGCTTGAGGGTCATCGATAAATCCTTCTAGGATGTCTAACCACTCTTCGTGTTTCTTAAGTTTGATCTGTTCTTGTGCTGATATTGATAAAGCATCTGTGTAGTATTTAACTGCCATAGCTAGACAGTCTAATCTGTCGTCATGTTTAACTGCATACTTCATCCTGCACATACGACTCATTTGGTAGAAGAGCATATAGAGGAGACGTTGTTCTGGTGCAATGTCTGGGTTACTTTTGTAGTCCCAATCAATGACATCCCTATTAACAATAAGGCGATGTTGATTAAGCACAGGTTCAAGACTATCAATGATCCTGTCTTCTTTCCTAACATTCGCTCGAACTTCATCAATAAAAATTCGCTGTTTTGTTTGTTGAATATGTTTTTTAAATAATTCACTTACTATTCCATCTCCAAAGTTAGTTTCTACAACTAAGGTGGTAGCGTTATATTTTTTACAACCTCTTAGTATGTCAAGCAAGGTATTGTCTGAGTACCCATCTCGATAGGCTCGCACTTCATGAAGATAGAGAAATCCATTCTTTTGGGAGAGATAACAAGCTGCTGTTTCATCTGATCCTCTACCAGAGGGGTCAACGGCGCAGATTGTTTCTTGATACGGAGTCCATTCACCTTGTAATTGCATAGGTGAGTAAAAATAGTCTCCTGGCAAACCCACTGTTGGAAGGTCTTTGATGACATTTCTTGGATCTGAGCACCAGATGACATTATCGGGTGCAGTAGTATTATTAATACTTGTAATAACAAGATCAGACATTTTAAGGGGGAATTTCTCAGCATCACTAAGGGATGTGTCGAGTTGGAACTGGAGCATGAAGTTGCTTCGTCCCATAGCTGATTCTCTTTGAAGTAAGTCTTCGTTATCGAATCTGTCTGGGTCTGTAGGTTGTCCTGCTTCTGCTCCTTCATCTATATCTTCTTGTAATTGTGGTGCTATTAGTCCTTCGTATGGTGTAACGTTTTTGGGGTATCTTGCCGGCCAAATAAATGGTCGATAAGCCCGCTCTGCCAACTTACGATAAACAGTAAAAGTAGTCTGAGGAGTCCCGAGATACATAATACGGCTATCGTCTTTCGGCGTAAGGATTGACTCGGCTTCGGTACAAAGTTGAAGAAGCTTCTCACGCATTAGCTCCGTCATGCTGTTCCCGGGAACTTCTATGTCGTCCAGAATCATCAGATCTGCTCGACTTCCCGTTAACTGACCAGTAATACCAACACTTTTGACTGATGGTGCCTGGTGAGGAGAGCAGTTTACGTCGAAGGAAATTCTTGACCATCTGCTGTCGTCGCTCTTTGGTTGTAGGTGACTTAGCCATGGTGTTTCAATAATTAGTTTTTGTAAGAAGATACTCATGTTGTCCGCTCTCTCCTTAGAAGCGGATATGATCATTATTTTCTTTTCCGCGTTATTAAATAGAGTCCATAAAACAAAAGCACCAGTAATCCAGCTCTTGCCAACTCCCCGAAACGCCTGTATTTGTAGTCGCTTGGGACCACTCTGCAAGTAATCTGCAATTGCATATTGTGCCCTCGTTGGAGAAGGGAGATCTAGCTGGTTCCACAAAGCTTGCAGAAACAGCTTAAAATCGCCCTGTAAGGCGGTTAAATTGTCATTCATATACGAATGTGTATAAGTTATATTTTGAGACGTGTGGAGGGCGTATCAAGCTTGTTCTTGTTCTTTTTAGGGTCATTGCCTAGGTAGTTCATACGAGCTATGTCTAATCCTGTATTTGTGAGGTCTAAAGAAGCTGATAGTGCATCTCCTATTACAGGCATCCAACCTACTGCTCCACTAACAAATGCTATTCCAGCTTGGTCTAATTTTCCTCTAGAAAGGTAATCCCAAGTTTCTTTTGCTGATATAAGTACGTCTAACCCGGGAATCAGTTTAGCTGCGGATTTAGTTCCACGTTTAGCTACTAATTCACTAATTTGTGTCGCCATTCTTCTCTGGAACTTCTCATTCTTTAAGAGTTCGCTTGTAGCTAGTATTCCAGTTCCAATACCAACTCCAAGAGCGTTACCAGCAGCAGCATTCATACCAATTTGTGCAACTTGGTCTGCTCTTCTAAGATTGCCAAATTTAGCATTAAGTCCAGTTAAAGCACCACTATTATTCTTTTTCGATGCTAAAAACTCTTCGTAACTAATTGTTCCACCAGCAGGCTTTACTTTATTAACGGCATTAGTTTTTGGAGTAGCAGTTGGACTAGCAACCTGAGTAGTGACGTAGTTATTTGTCTTACCCATTACATGAGCTTGAGCAAATGCATGAATACCGTTGAGTTTCTGAGTATCCATACGAACAGCTGCCATACGTTTCATACCTTCGTGATAGCGAGCATCCTTAACTGCATACTTGTCGGCTAAAGCTTCTTGTTTCAAGTTAGCTCTAGTCTCATCCATTTTGGATAAGTTCTCAGACTGAGGTTTGAGTTCTAAGTTTCGATCAATATCCCCGGGCTTTCTTGCCACGTGAGCATCAAGACGAGTTTTAAACTCTTCTTCAGTAATAGCTCCAGCAGCAAACTCTTCTACAAGCTTTTCGTATTTAGAACCAAAGTCTTGTACTTCCCACTTATGGTCCCAAGCCATCCCCTCTACAGTTCCGGACTTGAACTTTTCTTTACCGATATTGACTTCATCCTCTAATCCAGCAGCGATCATTAGGTCGTTTGCTTTACTTAAACGATCTTGTCTAAGATCACCACTCTTCTTTTGAGATGGTTTCCTCTTACTGAAAGGTCTAGGTTCTCCTCCACTCATCTGGTGAAATTCACCTTCTCCAAATGGCACAGGGTCAGGGTTACCTTTTTTCCAATAAGGATACTCTCCCATCTCATTTAAGATAGCTGCATTTAAGACTTTTCCGTCAGTACTTTTATAGGTTCCTTCAGCTATTAGTCTTTGGCGTATTGCTTTATACTCTTTCTTAAATTCTGGTTTAGACTTATTGGTCTTTTTTAGATTTCGATACAGTTCTGGGATTTCTTCTGCCATTAAAAAAGCCCCTTACGGGGCGATAATTATTCTTGGGTGTATAGATCATGCAGCTAGGTGGTCGCTTATCATCTTTTCTCTTTTTGGTCTAGGACCCCAACGATGTCTCATCCATTGGAGCCAATTTCTACTACCTTTGTCTTGATTGCACTTTTTACAGGCGCATACGATATTTTTTGTAAGAGTCTCTCCACCTCTGCATAAAGGTGTGACGTGGTCGAGTGTAAGTTCGTGTTCTTCATAATTTTCTCCGCAATAAACACATTGACAGTTAAAGTGCTGTTTCACAGCTCTTCTCCAGAGCCGTTTAGAATCTGAACTTGTCATGGTTATTAAATTGTGTAAGTAATGTTTTGGACTAGGTAGTAGAGGGGTCATGCTTTACGTATTTTGAGTCGGCTTTTTCTGTTTTTTGATGGTGATTGCAAGGTTGCGTCTTTTGGATTTTTGCTTCCTTGTTTGCCCGGTTTGTGGGCGACATCTTTTCCATCACCATTGCCATAAGTACCTTTGGCTCGGTTGATAGCATTCGCAGCGACACGTAGTTCTAACCCCTTCTTTGTTTTGTTGTATTTTTTTTGTTGGGACTTATAATTCCCGTTGGCATATTTAGCCCCTGGATTTGCCATAGAGTTTCGCCTTTACTAAATCTGGATCTACTTCTGGCAGTAAGTTTGCCAACTTGGATAATGGGCTGCCGTCATAGGCAACACCTGATATATCGTTTGTCTTCAGCCAATCACAGGCTGCTTTTAAGTCTTGAGTAGTAGCTTCGCCACTTTTAACTCTTGCTAAAAATTCTGATGTGACCAACTGGTGGAGTTCATTAAATTGCTCTTCAGTTGCTTTCTTCATGCTATTTTCAGTTTGTTTTTCTTGTTCTTCTTCTTTTTCTTGACGATACTTAAAGGAGGATATATTTCAGCATCAGGAAAGTTTTCTTCTCGCCAATAGTTGTGACCCGGTTTAATTTGTCCTTTAACTGGGTTTATAACTCCTCGAGGTATTTTTAGCGTTTTTCTAGATTTTCCCATGATTATAATAAAAAATGCCCCTTCAGAATCGCCTGTAAGGGGCTTGAAATTTTGTCTGGGTATGTTTGTACCCTCGATTTTAGAGCCCTAAGCCCTTTTTAACTATTTCTAGTGCTTTGTCATCTAGTTCATTATCTGACTGTTCAACTAGCTTTTGTAGTAGGTCTATAACGAATGTTTTAAATTTTGGACTTCTTAATGCAGAAAGTACGAATGGTTTTGCGATTGCTAACATTTTATTTATTTAATAAGGATTGGATAGGAACTACATCGCTGCACAAATGTGCAACTCTAGTTTCCGGGCGAAAGGTGAAACCCTTACGCTGTAATTCGGCACATTTAAGAGCACGTACCAGCTCATAGTCGAGACGATCTTTTTGTATCTTTGATTCAGCCATGCGTTCGCATTGCTTAGTCAAGTCTCTATTTAATGGAACTGAGAAGTTTAATTGAAACCCCCAGTTCTCTGATATGACATAACCATCTTCTGTTTGAGGTTCAGTGTCATTACCCATATAAAATGGGCTAAATGTCATCGTGCTGCCATTGCAAGAAACGTTGCTACCAAAGGATTGTCGGCTAGGTGCTCCATTGTTCTGAAATTGCACTGCCTGATTGGTGACATTTCCCGTTGCTGCGGCGACAGGATTTGATGAATTATTTGTATCTCCCTCAGCAAATACCGGACTGCCTATTGTGAGAAGACAGACAAGGAGTTTGTAGTGGAGTTTATTGTATAGTTTCTGGTTGTATCCCATTGTTCAACGATGCCGGCAGCTCTAGTTGTTGTTTCTAGTACCCAAGGATCAGATGCGTTGGTGACTGAAAATGTTGTACCAGTTCCAGATATATCGGCTGATGGAGTTACGTTAGTTCCAGACCACGTATTTACAGCAGCTCCAAAAACCTGACGCTGCTCAACTTCAGTTATAGTCTGAGTTGTAGTAGTCGTTGAGTTCATTGACCCTGTAGTAAATTGTGGCGTAACTGTATTGGCTCTAGCCATGCTGGGTGATAACAGAGCTAAAAGCAAGATTAATTTTTTCATGCTTTTGTTGTTGGTTTCTTTGCCATAGGGCAATTTGTTGGTGTTTTCCCATTTCCGTTTTTTCCAGTCGTCAAACCGAATGTTGCGAGGGCTCCAGTAAAGACGCTGGCTACGAAAGTGATATCACTGTTCCCAGACTTCTTAACCATTGGTAAATCAACGTAGTTCATTGTAATGATGAACCCGGACCACACTACTACGCCGAGACGTACTAAGGTTCCAAGGACTTCTAGTTGATGTTCTTTTTCTTCACCTATGTCTTTTAATTTACCAATTAAACCCTTTTCTTTGACTGGCTTATCTTCTTCCATGTTGTTTTTAATATTGGTTTAAGTGCAGTCACAGCCCACTTAAAAGCTGCTGTAGCTGTAAGGGTGGCAGCCACAGAAACAACCGCAGTTGTTGTTGCCGTTACTAAGATTTCAGTCTCAGGAACTGGCATTTGTTTATTTGTAAATGGAATATCTATCTTTCTCATCCCAGGAGCTTCTGGTTCTTTTTCATCAGCTGTACCTTCAGGTTCTTCTTCTGCTTGTAAATCACTAGGTGGTACAACCATAGGAATGTAAGAAGGTACGTCAGCTGTTGGTAAAGGTATAGATATTGTTTCTATTGTTTCTACTGGTGGAATTACTATGGTGGGTATTTCCACTATGGTGCGTTACCTATTAATGTTCCAGAGTTACTTAAGGTATAACTAATACCACTTGCTAGTTCTATATATTTACCTCCAGCACCTCCATTTCCACTACCTGATGCTCCAAAATTACCTCCAGAGGCACCACCATTACCGTTATACCAATGACGACTTCCACAAGCCCCTTGTGCATATGCCCAAGTCCAAGACGCATATTGCATCCAACTGTGAGTTTTTGCACCACCGGCCGCGCCACTTGTTGCAGCACTATTATATCCTTCGCCATTTCCTCCGTTACCACCAGTACCTCCAATACAATCAACGTATGAATTACCAGAAACATGGACATTGTTAGAACCACTTCCATTACTACCAGCACTACCACCGCCACCGCCACCACGGATAGTTCCTGTGTTAGTGACTGTTACGTTATTACTAGCAATATAAATAGCAGAGCCACCAGAAGAACCAGCAGCACTATTTCCACCAGTTCCTCCAGCACCTCCAGCACCAGATATGGTTCCAGCGTTTTGTATTTCTAAAGTACCTACTAATCCAGAAGGTATGGTTAATGCTCTATTACTTGTACTGGTTGTTGCACCAATTTCAAATCCACTTGGGATAATAATAATTTTTGTTATATCAACAGTATAATCACTGCCAAATATAGTAGCTGCATTTAAGTTTGTATCATCATCACTTACGGTATGTTTTAAGTCTGATACAGCACCAAGACCTAAAAGTATTTGCTGTATAGGCATTAGCTTAACCCTGCACCTGATATAAAAGCATTTTGGGTATTTGCAAAATAAATAGTTGCCATACCTTTACCTGCAAGTGTTCTATTTCCAGTAGTTGCATCGGCTGAGTTATTAAGAACCATATTTGATGCTTGTGTAATAGTTATATTTGAACTTGTAGTATTAATAACGGTAACAGTCGTTCCAGCCGCTACTGTGTTATAAGGTACAGTTATACCTGCTTGAGTATAAAGAACAGTACCAGAATCCGCAGAAACTATTGTATAAGCACTCGACTTATCAGATTTAGGTATTAAACGCAAATCACCTTTGCTGTCTGATATAGTTCCTGTTGTTTGTACGTTTTGTGATCCAAAGTCAGGAGATATTTTACTTCCAGCTATTGCAGCACTTGCATCTACAGACGCATTAACTACTGCATCAGCAGCAATTTTTCCAGCAATAACCGCACCACTAGCTATATTAGCTGAAGTAACTGCGTTAGCAGCAATTTTTCCAGCAATAACTGCACCAGTAGCTATCTTAGCTGAACTAACTGCGTTAGAAGCTAATTCTGAATCGGTTACAGCACCACCTAATATATGCTCCATTCTTACGGCATCATTAGCTATTTTAGCTTCAGTTACGGCATCGTCTTGTATGGCATTAGTGTCTACTGCATCATTAGCTAATTCACTAGCAGTTACTTGGTCAGCTGCTATCTCACTACTACCTATGGCATTAGCTGGTATTTTACTACCAATTACGGCATCCTGTGCAATGCCTTCTGTTTTTATTTGTGTTAATGCCATTATGTATCTCCTAAACGTATAACTTGGAAATAAGTTTGGTTTTCAGTAGCATTTCCAGTAACATCTGACGAACTTGACATTGAATGAGTTACAAATTTAAACTTACAAGTAGTTGTACTGGTTACATCAAAAACAAAATGTCCAGTAGTTGTTGAACGAGTACCACCTTCTTGTGCTCCATAACTAAGCATTGCACCTACGTCAAAACTACTACCATCATTAGTTACTTGGAGATCTATATTTGCTGCTCCATCATTTCCAGAATCAAGAAAAAATCTTGCTGAAAATATTATTAAATAATGTCCTGTGCTAGGAAAACTAAATAAACCAGAACTAGAATCATATGTTAACGCTGAACCAAGACTGGAAGCGTTCATATTAGTTGCTGCTGCCCATGAAGTTTGAGTACCATTATTACCGTTTGCTGTATCACTTGTAAGTCTCCAAGAATCAATCATGGAAATACCTTGACTAGGTGTAGTCCAACTTAAATTACCAGAGCCATCAGTTTTTAATACTTGTCCAGCACTACCATCTGTTTGTGGCAGTGTATATACGCTTGCACCATTAGCTGTATGTGCAAGCTGGTTAGTTTTTATTGTGCTCATGATTTAGGAAATTTATCTTTTGTTTCTTTTATTTTTGCCTTCCAAGCATCAATGCCTGAATGAAAAATTAAGTCCAACTGATCGACCACAGAGGGATATTCTTCTGCTCTTTTCCATTGATAGTCAAGTTTTGATAATTCAATTCTTGCAGCATCAATTTTACTTTGTTCAACAGTTATAGACTTACCATCTTTATCAAAAACTCCTGTGCCATCATTAATAACCAAAGCGTCAGGATAAGCTTTTCTTATTGCTTCGTGATCTAACATCATGCTGCTATCTCCATAACTGTTATTGTTGA